GGTAACGCGCGACCGCAACATTTATCTAGCGACAGAATTTGCACAAAAAACAGGCAATCATGACAACACAAGCAAAAACACAAGCAAAGCCAAGGGGTAGACCCCCAATTCAAGACGCTGACTATAATGCGGCTAGAGCGCGTAAAATGGAAGCTGATGCACAAATGGCGGAGCTTGAGTTATTGCAAGCAAAACGCAAATTGGTTTCCGCTGATGATGTTACAACGGCGTGGGTCGATGTGTTGTCTGCAATGAAAGCAAAGTTGCTGGCCTTGCCTTCAAAATCTGCGCCGATTGCTGCAACTGAAACTGACATTCAAATTATTCAATCCGTTTTAGAAAATCAAATCAGAGAGGCACTTGATGAATTATCATCTTACCAACCACACGAACACGCTGGACGCTCAAGCGTCTCTGGCGGTGGCGGTGAGGGAAGCGATGCAAACCTTAAAGCCCCCGCCAAAGCTAACGGTCGCGGAGTGGGCCGACCTCGAAAGGCGTCTAAGCTCGGAGGCTAGTGCTGAAGCTGGACGCTGGCACACGGCAAGGGCTGAATATCAGCGCGGCATTATGGATGCCATCTCTGATCCACTAATGCGTGATGTGGTTGTTATGGCTGGCGCACAGGTCGGCAAGACAGAAATGCTTTTAAACTGCATCGGGTTTCATGTTGCCCACGACCCAGCACCGATTTTGCTTGTTCAGCCCACTTTGGAAATGGCGCAAGCATTCTCAAAAGACCGGCTGGCACCTATGTTGCGAGATACGCCAACTTTGCGCGGCAAGGTCAAAGACCCACGCAGCCGCGACGCAAACAACACAACAACGCATAAAGTGTTTCAAGGCGGTCATATTAGCCTTGTTGGTTCAAACTCACCTTCGGGCCTTGCAAGCAGACCTATCAGAATAGTGCTTTGCGATGAGGTTGACCGCTATCCAGCATCTGCCGGTTCTGAGGGCGACCCGATACAACTGGCTCGCAAGCGTTCTGCTACTTTCTGGAATAGAAAAATCGCAATGGTCAGCACACCGACCAATAAAGGCGCATCACGCATTGAAGCGGCATTTGAGGAAAGCGACAAAAGATATTTCTTTGTGCCGTGTGAAGATTGTGGCTTTGAGCAAAGACTGGTCTGGTCCAATGTGCGCTGGGAAAAAGACAAACCAGAAACGGCTCATTATATGTGCGATGATTGCGGGTCAGTCTGGGATGACGCAAAACGGCAACGCGCAGTCAAATTAGGGCAGTGGGCCGCAACTGAGGATTATAAGGGCGTGGCTGGCTTTCACATCAGCGGCATTTATTCGCCTTGGACGCCAATGTCTGACGCAGTGCGCGATTTCCTATCAGCAAAGAAAATGCCAGAAACCCTGCGCGTCTGGACAAATGTTTATCTTTCAGAAACGTGGGAAGATATGGGCGAGCGTGTTGATGATTACGCAATCGCTGAAAGGGCTGAAGAGTTTGGCGATGCGCTGGATGAAGGCATTGTTGCAATCACGGCTGGCATTGATGTGCAAGACAGCTATCTTGCAGTTGAGATTGTCGGCTGGGGGCGTGATGACGAAAGCTGGTCTATTGATTGGTTTAATCTTTATGGCGACCCGTCAACGCCGCATCTGTGGAATGACCTAGATAACCGGCTCAAAGCCATTTACAGCACTCAAGATGGTCGGCAGCTTGGCATCAGAGCCGCTTGCATCGACAGCGGCGGTCACTATACGCAGGCCGTTTATAACTTTGTCAGACCGCGCGAAGGTCGGCGCGTATTTGCCATCAAAGGTATGGCTGGCGAGAGCAGACCAATAGTCAGCAAACCGACCAGAAATAACATCGGCAAAATCAAATTGTTCACTGTCGGCGTTGACAACATCAAAGAATTGATTTTTAGCCGGTTAAAGATTACAATGTCTGGGTCTGGATTTTGTCATTTTCCTTTGGGGCGTGATGAGGAATACTTTAAACAGCTTGCGGCATCTGAAAAGATTGTCACTAAGTATCATAAAGGCTACCCACGCCGCGAATTTGTCAAAACTAGGGCCAGAAATGAGGCACTTGATTGCCGCGTTTATGCCTATGCCGCTTTGTCTATTTTGTCATTGAGGCTTAATGATATTGCAGACCGCATTAAAAACGCGCCTGTAGAAGAGGAAAAGCCTGTTGATAACGTGCAAAGCAGTCCTTTCTTTAAGCCTCGCCCACAAGGCGGTTTCGTTAATAGCTGGCGGTAAATAATGGCAAACAGATTTGATATTACAGAAGCACCGGACGGGCAAGCACCAGAAACTATTGTAATCGGTGACTATCTGCTTTGGAAGCGTTCAGACCTTGTGCAAGATTATCCGCTTGCTACTCATTCAATGGAATATGTCGCTCGGATTACCGGCGGCGGCAATACAGAAATTAAAGTTGCGGCAACGGAACAAGATAACACCTATGTTTTTGAAGTCGCTAGTAGTGTCACTGAAAACTATGTTGCAGGGTTTTATCATTGGCAGCTTGAGGTCACAGAAACCGCAACCGGAAACCGTGTTGTTTTAGAGCGTGGAACTTTCACAGCCGTTGTTGATTTAGACATTAACGGCACAGACCCACGCACCCACGCCGAAATAATGATTACCAAAATTGAAAGCATTTTGCAGGGCAAGGCTGATGCTGATGTTGCCAGCTATTCAATTAACGGTCGCTCACTTACAAAAATGTCATTCACTGATTTAATAGAGGCGCGTGACTTTTACAGAAAAGAACACGCAAAAGAGTTGCAAATTGAACGCGCAAACGCTGGGGAAAATACCGGCGCGACTGTGCTAGTGAGGTTTTAAATGGCTGTGCTTGATTTCTTTAGAAAGCCTAAAAAGGCACAAAAACGGTCATTCAATGGGGCAAGCATAGGCCGTTTATTCTCTGACTTTGTGACTTCATCACGTTCAGCCGACAGCGAAATCAGGCCAAACCTTAGAATTTTACGCGATAGATGCCGCGAAATCAGCCGCAATCACCCATATGCCCGCCGCTATTTGCAGATAATGACAACAAACATTGTTGGCGCGTCCGGCGTATCAATGCAGGTTCGCAAGCGCAATGATGATAATTCTCTTGATACTGTTGGAAATCGCCTTATTGAGCAGAATTTTGCCGCGTGGGGGCGTGCTAATTTTTGCACAGTCGATGGTCGTTTAGGCTGGAAACAGGCGCAACGCTTGTTTATTGAGACGCTTGTTCGTGATGGCGAGGTGCTTATTAAGAAAATACGCAGACCCGCATCAAATGATTTTGGTTTTTCATTGCAGTTTTTGGAAGCTGACTATCTTGATGAAGAATATAACACGCGCCTTTCTAACGGCAATGAAGTGCGAATGGGCGTTGAGGTTGATAAGGCTGGCAAGCCTCAATCTTACTTCATGTTTGAAGACCATCCCCATCATGATCACAATTACGGGTCACGCACCAAACGCAAACACATACAAGTCCCAGCCGACCAGATAATTCATTGCTTTGTGCAAGAACGCGCAGGGCAAACACGCGGCATCCCTATGATGGCAAATGTGTTATCGCGGCTGAAAATGCTTGATGGTTATGAAGAGGCAACACTTGTAAATGCGCGGGTCGCGGCTTCTAAAATGGGTTTCTTTGTAAGTCCTGAGGGTGATGGGTATGTTGGCGATGATTACGACAATCATGCACCAATTATGTCAGCCGAACCCGGATCTTTTACCCAGCTGCCGAAGGGGGTAAGCTTCGAGCAATTTAATCCGACTAGCGGAACAGAAAGTTTTGCTGATTTTGAGAAAGCCATTCTGCGCGGTGTGGCGTCTGGTCTTGGCGTTTCTTATGTTTCACTTGCAAACAATCTTGAGGGCGTCAGCTATTCGTCAATTAGACAAGGTACGATTGAAGACCGCGACCATTTCAAGGTTTTGCAACAGTTTATGATTGATGCGTTTATCGACCCTGTTTATCGGTCGTGGCTTGAGATGGCTATTACCGTCGGCAAGATAAACCTGCCAATGGGCAAATATGACCTCTTTGCAGATAATGTTATTTACCGGCCTCGCGGCTTTGCGTGGGTTGACCCACAAAAAGAAATCAACGCCAGCGTGACAGCACTGCAAAACGGTGTTGTGACTTTGCAAGATATTCATTCGCAATACGGCAAAGATACAGAAGATGTCTTTGACCAAATTAACCGCGAAAAAGAACTTGCTGAAAGATATGGCATTGAAACAGCATTTCAACCGTTCGGAAACAAAGCACCGGTTCCGGCAATAGTAGAAGCAGGGCAAAATGATGAACCAGTCTGATAATGATGTCGAAATGACAGAAACAGAAATTGATGATACAATCGCTTCAGAAGAAGAGGTTGTGATGACAGAAGAAATTACAGAAGAGCGTTTTGACCGTTCTGCGCTTACATTTCGGGCAGCAGATGGTGAAATGGTCGATGAAGATGACCGGCGCGTTTCTATGAGCATATCAAGCGAAGAGCCTGTTGAGCGCTCTTTTGGCCTAGAGGTGCTAGAGCATACAGATGAAAGCATTGACCTATCGCGGTTAAACAGTGGTCACGCGCCGTTGTTATTAGACCACGATTTGACAAAACAGATTGGCGTTGTTGAACGTACTTATCTTGATAAAGCGGATCGCAAGTTGCGTTCTGTTGTTCGCTTTGGAAAAAGTGAGCTTGCAAGGGAAGTTTATGACGACGTTAAAGACGGTATTAGAAGCAACGTCAGCATCGGGTACCAAGTCAAAAATATGGAAGCAAAGAACGACAGAAGCGGGACGGTTTCTGTTAATTCGTGGCTACCATACGAAGCAAGCATTGTAAGCGTTCCGGCAGATAATAATGTTGGGGTCAACCGCAGTGCTGAATTAGAAAAACCTGTCATTCAAGTAAAGGAACAAAAAATGACTGAAGTAAACACAGACGAAATCCGCGAAGCAGCCGCA